TAATTGGTCCGGCATTAGACCGGGCAGTATTAGATTTCTTAATAAAGATGCTATATTAAATATTATGGGCACTGCTAGGAGTCAAGACCCTGCGGATGCTGAGATTGTTCGCAAAAACGTCCAAGAACAAATTAGTAAACAAATTAATCCAAAATCGTATGAAGTTAATTTGAAAACACTAAATAAAGAAGACCCTTCTCAATTAGGCACCGTATCGACCATTAAGAACGTGCCTATTGTTCAAAATAAAATGGAATAATAGATGGCAGACACACCAGATCTTACACTAGAAGAATTTAAAAAACGTTTAGAACAAGCTACAAAAAATCAAGCCAAACCTGCGGGCGAAGCTACAACTCAAGAAGATATAAATATTGAAAAAGATATAGATCAAATTGTTAAAGATTTAGGAGAGGGAATAAAAGAAGCACAAGATTTATTAGGAGATTCATCAAAAGATTTACAAACAGAAATACAAGAAATTATAGAAAATCTTAAAAAATTAAAAACAACAACAAATGAAGATAATAAAACAAAAAAACAATTAATTACAGATACTAAAAGAGTTCAAAAACTGCTTAAAGACGAAATAAACATTAGGAATAAAAATAATAGACTTGCATCGTCATCCGTGCCCTTAAATACAAAACCAGGAGGTTTAGGAAATCCACCAACACCACCACCGTCGCCACCCGATCCTACCAGCACGGTTACAAAAGTAGATACAATTCTTACAGGAACAATCGAAACAAAGGGTGGAAAATCAGTAGAAGTGGGTGGCGAAAGCATAGAAAATGCTGCAGCAAAATTAAAAGAAGAAGGATTGAAAAAATATAGATCTACAGTAGCAGGACAAATTGCAGATTATACAAACCTAATTATTGGAAGTAGAAATATATTCCAAGCAGCTTTTAGAGGATCATTTAATGATGCTACTGTTTTTAGAAAAGAAATGAGAAGAGTGGCTTATCAAGTAGATGGAATATCTGCTTCTGCAAGAGAAATGCAAAGCGAATTTGCCGATTTAGGGAAAAGTATCGTAGCCCAAACTGGCGTTCCTTTGGAAGAAACACAAGAAGCCTATCTCAGAAACATAAAGAAAGGAGTTCTCGCTATAGGTTCTGAGAATAAAATGCGCAAAGATGGACTGAGAGTAATAAAAAGCGGCTTGCATATGTCAACGATGATTGGATCAGACGCTCAACAAACTGCTGATATGTTTGGAGATTGGTACAGAACATTAGGTCTTAGTTCAGACAAGATGTCAAGATTGGCAATAGATTCAAAAAACATTGCTAGATCAACAGGATTGACTGGAAATGAACTGTTAGAAGCGATGAAGTCTTCAGAAAAAATATTGCAAAATTTAAAAAATCAAGGCAATCTGACTAGCGAGGCTATGCAAAATGTAATAACAACAGCAGCAGAAGCTAAAAAATTAGGAGTAGAAGATTCTAATTCGAGATTATTAGATGCAATGACTAGCACTAATAAATTATTTTTCGAAGCTGATTCTAAAATAAAGGGATACATGCTCAGAGTAGGAGCGGGATTAGGAAAACAAAATGAAATGATGTCTGGAAGGTTTACTCAATCTGCCGGAAACATGAAAAAAATGTCCGAAATGATGGCGGGAGATTTAAGTAGGCTTTCAGATGGATTAATAAATAATATAGATAATATTGAAGACCAACTAGCAGGACTAAGCGGCGAGCAATTAACTAGATTGTCCGTAGGAGTCAAGAGTCTAACAGGCATGGAAATAGACGAATTTGTTAGAAACGCAAAAGCGTTTGAAAAAGGAGGAAGAGGACTTAATGGAACATTAGAAGATTTAGATAAAATAATGAAAAGTTCTGTCTCTACTGTTAACGAAAAAAGAAAGGCAGAAAAAGATTACAGCGAAGCCATTATGTCAGCAGGATTAAGCTCTATTGCTGGAGCAAAAGAAGCAACAGGACCAGATAAAGGAAAAAGTCTTTCTGGTTATTTTGAAGAGATGAAAGGCGGACAACTAGAGACATTTAATGCAAATGCAGAAGCGATTGCAAAATCACTAGGCAAATCAACAACAGGAATGGATCAACAAGAAAAGTTTTTAATGATGTCAACAAATGCTGCTCAAAAATTAGAAGAAGCAGCAAAGGCTCAAGGAATTAAGACAGAAGATTTTTCATCTCAATTAGAAAATGCAGTCAAATCTGGCGACGAGAAGAAATATCGTGAAATCGCATCAAGAATGGAAGATGTTCAAAAAGAAGTTGGGATAAAAGAAGCAAAAGCAGTAGATCCGATAATAGAACTTGGACACAAAATAGAAAAAACAAATGAGTATCTGCGAAGAATAGTCGGTGGGGTTTTCGGAAGATTAATTGATGCATTTGGCTCAACAGGTTTAGGGTTGGCTTTATTAGGCTCTAATTTGGCCGCTCTTGCTTTCGTCTATCAAGGAACCTTGACAAAATTCGCAGGAATGTTTAAGCCATTCATATGGGGCTTCGCAAGAGCACAAAAAGCAAACAAAGGATTCCTTAAGTCCTTAGAAATGGGAGCGGCTTTACAATCAAGAGCTATTAGTAAAAATTTTAAACGCTCAAACACAGTAGGACAAGTGTCTAAAAGATTCACTCAAGCAAAAGAAAGTATAAATTTATTTAAAAATACAAAAATAATTCCGGGCTTGGACATGATAGAAACTAAAGGATCGATTGCTATAGACAAAATAGCAAGTCATCTAGATGATTTAGCCGGAAGAGGAAAAAATGCCATTGGAAAGTTTTTTGGTCATTTTACAAAAGGCTTTAATAGAGCAAGAAGATCAGGCGATGACTTTATAATAGCAACTATAAGAGGTCTTAGAGGACAATTCATTTCAAATATGAACTCTGCCTTTAAGATAATAAAATCAGGATTTTTCAAAGTCATAGGAATAATAAAATCAGGATTCTTCAAAGTCATAGGAAAAATAAAATCAGGATTTAGTTTAGCGAGAGCTTCTGTCGGAGGTTTTTTAAGTACAACAATGTCTAGATTATCATCATTTCCAAAAATTCTTGATTTAATGATGGTGGGCTTGCGGGCGGTTCGCACGGCTGGCGGAGCAGCTTTTTCATTAATAGCGAAAGGCTGGCAGACTTTTCGAGCAACATCTGGTACGGCTTTGTCCTCGATAAGTAAATTTTTCAAATCATTTGGTAAAAAGGCAGGAATGTCTCGTACGAGGTCTATTTATGAAGGAGTTAAAGGTCATTTAAAATCAGGTGCGACTGCTTTGAAGTCTACTCCTTTAGCGAAAACTGTCATGGCTTCAGATACGTTCAAGAACATATCTGCTTTTGTTACGAAAGGAATGTCTAAAATAAAAGATGTTTACAAGGGAGGATTCAAAGGATTAGCAGCAAGTACTAAAGTAGGATTGAAAGCAGGCATAGGATTGCTAAAGAAGGCAGGTCCAGTAGCAATTGTTTTTGCCGCAATCGATGGAATCATGGGAGCTTTTAATGGATTCTATAAGACCGGAGATCGTTTCAGCGGCGTGCTTAAAGCGATGGGAAAATCAACACAAGATCTAACATGGGGAATGTATGCATCTTCTACAGTTGCTGGTGCTTTGGTTGGAATTTTAGATGGATTAACATTTGGATTGTTGGGACTAAGTGGTGCTGGTGCATATCTGGAGACGTACCTCACCATGAGTTTATATGCAATATTTGCAGTAGTAGAAGGGGTAGTAGATGGAATAACAGCAGCATTTACGATGGTTTGGAGTGCTCTTTCTTATGTAGGACAACAATTCTCCGGTATAGGCAATTCTGTTATCAAAGTCTTTAATTCAATAGCAGGAATATTTGGCGGAAGCGTTAGTGACATGTCAGATGTGCTTGCCGCCGTGTACAAGCCTTTAAAATTAATTGGAGTTGCATTAGGATTGATAGTCGGATTGCCCATCGCCGCTGTTATTTGGGTTATTGTAAAAGCCATTAGTTTATTAATAGTTCCTTTTGAAATGCTAGGAGCTTTAATCGCCGGAATAGTTGATATAATAGCAGCCGTTTTAACTCCAGCTAGATGGGGAAGCTTGGGTACAATAATTTGGGATGCCATATACGGAATTTTTAAACCAATAGGTAGTTTCTTATGGAGTTTGGGGGTTGATTTGATGGCTCCTTTTTATTGGCTATATGACAAATTGATAGGACATTCAGTAATACCAGACTTAGTTTTGGGAGTTCTTAAATGGGTCACCAAAATGGCTTTGGGCGTTCTTGTATGGTTTGCTAAATTACCATTCATGATTTTATATGGTTTGGCCAAGCTAAATCTGGGAATTCTTAATTGGGCTGCACAAATGGCCTTGGGTGCTCTTGTATGGTTTGCCAAGATAAATATATGGTTTGCTAAATTACCATTCATGATTTTATATGGTTTGGCCAAGCTTCCTTTTATGATAATAAATTTATTAGTAAAAGGATTGATGGCACTACCCGGCATGTTAGTCAACTCAATAATTAACGGAGTAACAAGCTTAATGCAGATGATACCTAGTGCAATATATAATGCCTTGCATTCTGCTGCCTCCGCAGTTGGACTAGGATGGCTCGTAGAGAAAGTAGGTGGCGGTGGTGGCGGCGGCGAAGGCGAATCTATAGCGGACAAAGTCTCCGCAGGCGTATCGTCTGCAATCGAGGCAGCAAAGGGATTATGGCAAGGAGCAAAAGGAGTCGCATCTAATTTATACCAAGGAGCAAAAGGAGTCGCATCTAAAGCAATAGATTACCATCCTATGAACCTTGCCGTTAAAGGAGCTTCCAAATTAATGCAATCAGGACCGGCAATTTGGGATGGGGTCAAATCATTTTTTGGTTTTGGAAAAGACAAAGCCGCTGAGGCAAGCCAATCTTTAGATAATGGATTAGCTAATCAAACATATGATAAACACGCCATACCAACAGCAATGCCCACCAGCGTTCAGCCAACTACCGGAGAAGCCCAACCTGTTCATTTGGGAGACGTTGGACAAACAATTCTAAGAGAAAAAGCAGGAACGGCTGGCAATAAACTACAAAGCGATGAATTAGCAAGAATGGAAGAGGCTTCTAATCAACAAGTTTCTGAACTAGAACAAATAAGACAAGGAATTGAAGAACTTGTTGCCCTCATGAAGCCTAGAGGCGGCGGCGGAGGATTAGCAGGAGAATCAAATCAAAGAATAGGTTCTACAAAAGATTTTTCAAGTCCAAGAAGTTCAGCCATATTTGGCAAAATGACAAGTGGAAAAATAGTTAGCGGAGCCAATAAGGGAATTATAAATACGGGACCAACTAACTAAATTAAATAATTGGAGATATAATGGCTAAAGGCACATCATTAAATGCATCATTAAATAAAATAGACGATTGTTATATTGACATTCCAGGAGCAAAAAAAATAATATTAGATAATCTGCCAGATATATCTGACACCAAGTCTGCGACTTATAGCGATGAAACAATAATAGGAAGATCTTCTCCCATAAAAACATATTCTCAGTCAGACAATAGATCGATATCAATGCAATTACATTTTATTATATCAAAACCTAGTGATGTTGTTGAAAATTTACAAAATTTGAGAGCAATACAAAGTGCAACATATCCAAGAGAAGGTAATAATGGAGCACCATTTATACCGCCTCCTGTTTGTAAAATAAAATGCGGAAGGTTGCTTTCTGATTATGGGGAGATTTGCGTGATATTAAAATCATACTCAGTGAAGTTTCCAACTGAAGTTTCTTGGATGAATGATATTAGTCAAATTGGAGAGCCGCGAGCTTTTTTCACACCAATGAAATTTGACGTAGAAACAACATGGGACGTTGTTTACTCCAGTTATGATTTGCCCGGACAAAGTCGCATATTTGATTTAGGAGCGTAAAAATGGCAAATAAAATTGAATACACAAACGTTTTTGCTAGCAGATTCGTTCTGCCAACAAGCAGATATATTGATAGTGATGTAATATATTATAGCGATGAAAAAATAACAACATTCGCAACTTATAAAAAAGGCAAATTCAAACAATCAAAAGATGACAAAGTTGCGGTCATTCCTAATAACATGCAATACAGACCAGATTTAGTTTCTAAAAAAAGATACGGAATGGTCGATTTTTGGTGGAAAATAATGGAAGTTAATAATATTAAAGATGTTATGGACTTTACGGCTGGTCGGACCATCATACTTCCAGGTAATATTCATGGCTAAATTTAGAGCTACTCACAATTGTTTGGCAGGATGCATAGGCGATTACGCAATCAATACATCAACTACACAGATTGATGATATTAATAATTATACATTTGATATAAATCCTAATTCTAATAGGATAATAGCAGAAAGTATGGCTCCGTATATAAAAGCCAAAATAAAAAGTTCAGACAGATACATTACTGTTGGCAATCAATCTTTTCCAACTTCCAATACCGCAGCAATAAAGTCAATAGAATTTGGATTTGTTGATAAAATCGAAGGCAAATTAGAAATTATTGATGAAGAAGGAAGTGAATTAGGATTCTTTTTAGATTCATTGCCAAAGTGCGCAAAAAAAATTGATGATAAATCTTTTTTAGAATTTGAAATTGGATGGGTGTATGCTACTTGTGATGGATCAAGCGGAAGAGATTCTTCTCCTATTGTTGAGGCTCTTATTGGTGAAGTTGAATCGAGCATTAGTAATGGAATTGTTAGATTTATAATAAATTTTCATGCGCTTGATACTTTGGCTCAAAATTTTCGACACAACAAAACATTCGGAGAAGAAACTGGCGGAAAACAGATGCATCTGGAGGATGCCATAACTGAATTGGCAAAAATACCTCCTGAGATTAATGTTAGATTTGCACACTACGACCAGTCTAATAATCTTATATATAAGCCGCATAAATGGTTAGTAGACGGGAAATCAATAGAAAAAGGACCAAAGGCGGCATGGCAAGCAGATGGCTTGAATAAATATAATATTATAGCAAAATGGATAGAAGGGTTTATGGTTGACGATGGAAAAACTGGCAAAGGTGTTGTATTAATAAGCGATCCATTGCGTCCAAAAGATTTAATTGTATTAAGAGATCATACGCCGATAGCAAATGAAAAAGAGTCTGGGACTCACATTGCAACATTTATAGTTAACGGTGGAAAGTGCAGTAATGTTTTAGAATTTTCCCCCACTGTTAATTTTGTTGGATCGCTCGCGGGTTTTAGTTCTGGAGGTGGTACGAGCGGAGCTATATCAAGTAGAAACGAATTAAAATCAGACAAGAAGAATGAAGTTGAAAAACCTCATGGAGATGATGCGGGAACATCTACTAATGTAACTCCTTCTCAACAATCTTTTTTTGCATGCGGATCCAATGCGGCAAAGCAACTAAACGAATCTCAACAGGCTCACTACAATGCAAATAAGCTAATAGGATATCAAGGCGTCAAGCCTGCTATAACTGCAGAATTAAGAATTATTGGATCTACATTTGCTAATTTTTATGGAGTGACATCAAAAGGTTGGGGTGCTTATGTCTCAATAATTGTCATAAATCCTTTTCACATAAAAGGAGGAAAGGCAGGGTATGAGTGCGGAGATTTTTTAAACTTGGGCGGATGTCATCCTCATTTTAGTAATAAAGATTGGCAAATTAATGGAATAAGTCACTCTGTCAAAGAAGGATCTTTTGTTACTACATTAAAAGTAACATTGGCATTGCCGGGTGCAGAAGTATCTGCTGGTAATACTACAGGGGCGAATAGTTCTGGCAAGCAACAAAAGAACACATGCGGATAATAAACTATGAATACTGATAAAAATACTTCTGGGCTTAATTTCGGAGAAAAAGTAGAAAACCTATTGCAAAGAATTTCGCAAATTGAAGGAAGATTTGCAGATATGGGTTATAGCTTTAGAAACTTAGTGCAGACAGAAGTTAAAAGCAGTGCTCCGGCTCCACCTCAATTTGAATCAATTCCAGCACTACATACGGCAATATGCATAGAAACTATAGATCCTTGGAAACAAGGCAGAGTTAGATTTTTTAGTCCTTTACTTCATGCTCCTAATACTCCAACTAAATCAATGCCATGGGCATATCCAATATCAAATCAAGGAGGATTTGACGATTCAGGTTGCACATGGGTTCCTCCTGCTGGTTCTAAGTTGTGTATATTATTTGAATCAGGCAATCGCAATTGGGGATATTATATTGGAACCACTTGGGACAGAGATAGAAGTAAGGGGTGGTATCCTATTGCTGTTGAAGAATATGAAAAAATTCATAGAACACATAGAGGAGGGTACTTAGTAGGTCCAGATGAAAATCAAGTTTTCCCGCCCTGGAACACTGAAAACTATAATGGACTAGATATAGATTCTTCTATGGATTTTGCTCTAGACGAAGACGCATGGAACAAACTCACATATCCTAATATTTACGGATGGAAAACTCCTCAAAAACACATGATAAAAATGGTTGATGGAAATTATAAATGTAATTTTCGTTGGCAAAGATTAGAAATAAAGTCTGCTCAGGGCAACCATATTATATTAAAAGATGATAGAATTCATCCAACAGCACAATGGGCGCATCCAGATTGTGGATGCGGCGGTGGCGATGTTAGTTTATGCAATGATGGCGACGTTCCTTTAGAAAATTTAGACACTTGTCCTACAACGGCAGACACCAGTTCATGTGCTAATCCTTATTTTAAACACAAAAATGAATGCAGACCATATCAAGGACCACAAAATTGCCAAAACAACAAAGTAGATAAAGTAACTTTGCCGCAATCAGGAATACAATTTGTTTCTTTAAGTGGACATACTTTATGGATGGATGATTCGGTAGCTGAGCCAACTGGTACTAATGAATGGGAATCTTCACTGAAACCATTTGATTATGGTTGCGACGGCGTTTACAAAGGCAAAACAGCGTGGAAGTCTGCTCATGGACATCAAATAGTAATGAGTGATGTAGAACCAGATGGAAAACCAAGATTAAGAGGCGATGAAAATTTTATAAAAATATTAACTGCCACCGGCAACAAAATAGAGTTAAATGATGATTCGACTAGTTGCAGTTGTACTTGTGAAAATTGCGGATGTGGATGTGGAGAAGATAACGCAGGTCCGAAAAGAGGAATAACAATTCAAAGCACATCCAATCATACCATTGAGATGATGGATGAAAATAACAAACAATGTGGTCCTAATAGAAGCGAAGGCGGAAGTCCCAAAAATGATGCAAGTAATGCTTTTGTTAGAATACGTACTGGATATGGTTTGCAAATTCATATGGGCGATGATAACGATCAAAAAAACACCCAGCAGCAATATATTCAAATTATGGCTCCCCAAAAAGATGCATGTACTGGTCCTCATTTGATAAGGATGCAAGAAGATCCAAATGGCGGAAGCTTATTTATAAGGGCTGGCGGGGATTATGTATGTGCTACAGAAGGAGATTACTATACTGCGGTAGGCGTTGGCGAGTCTTCTGAAGAATTCTGCAATGGGGGCTGTTTGGGACCAAGGAATTGGGTAACAATTGTTAGCCAACATTCGGTACATAAATCATGTAATCTTTATTACAATAGAGCGGAAATTCATGCTTTTATAGCAGATAAGTATATGCTGTTATTAGCCGGAAAGGATTGCCCGCCAAATCCTGATGTAGAACAAATAGATTATAACTGTAATCCTTGTATTGGAAGAGTTGCAGTGCTTGTAAACGGCAAACTTAAAGCCAGTGATAGAATTTTTGCTTCAGCATCTGCTTTAGCGGATGACATATCAATTACATCCTTGTCGCCATTTACATTACTTAAAGGAAAGGATAAGTGTCCTGCTCCTTGCGATTGCATTTCTGATAATAATACTTGAGGTTTTTTATGAGTTTTTTTGGCTTGCCATATCCAATAACAAAAGATCCAAGAGGGTTTTTAAGAACACAATCAGGAGTGGATCAAATAAAAGCAGATTTATTGACTTTATTACTGACCCAGCCTGGGGAGCGCGTAATGCTGCCTGAGTTCGGCACGAATTTACAAAAATTTATTTTTGAACAAAATGATAATAATTTATTAGAACAGGTAAAAGAAGAAATAGCAAGAGCCATTTCTTTATGGGAGCCTAGAATATCAGTTGAAAATATTGAAGTGTATAATGGATCTGATGTTTTGAGTTCATTAGATTCAAATGATTTAAAACAAGATGTGCCGCATATATTATTAATAAAGATAAAATTTACAAATTTTGAAAATATACAAAAAGTAGAAGAATTAAAATTAGAAGTTCCACTTGGAGGATAGAATGCCAGAAAATTGTCCGTTTGAAGTTAATCCATTATCTCAATCTTCGGTAATAAAGAATGAAAAAATTAACAATTTAAATTATACAAATCAAGATTTTTCATCTCTCAAAACAAAATTAGTTAATTTTATAAATGAAAGATTTGGAGAAAATGGAAGTGTATTGCCGAACACATTTAGTGATTTAGTCGAAGGCTCTATAGCGATAATGCTGATAGAGAATTGGGCTTTTATGGCAGACATGTTATCTTTCAAGATAGATCAAACAGTGAATGAATTATTTATAGACACAGTAACAGAAGCAGATAATTCTTTTAGATTGTGCCAACTTGTTGGATTCAAGCCTACTCCTCCAATTCCTGCGAGATCGTTATGGACTGCGAGTTTGAATTCTATATTAACTTCAGATGTTATATTGCAAACCCCAATAGCAATAGATGTTGTTTCGAATAATACGCCAATTGTAATAGAGCTTTATGCGGCTGACTCCAACAATAATCCTATTTTTGATCAAGATATTGTGATTCCTGCTGGGTCTTCTGTTAATTCTTCCATAATTGGCATAGAAGGCAAAAGTATACTAGATGAATTTACAGGAAACGGACAGGCTCTTCAGTCATATGCTACAAGATATGAATCGGTAATTTATGATTCTATTTCTGTCACTGTTGATGGGATTTTGTGGGATAAAGTAGAGTACTTTACAGATTCTCAACCTAGAAGAGAATATAGAGTAGAATTTGATTCAAGTTACAGATGTTACGTAATGTTTGGAAATAACAGGGCAGGCTTGAGTCCATCTCAAGGATCAAGAGTGGCAATAAATTATAGAATTGGTGGCGGAGTAGTTGGCAATATAGTTACAGGCTATATAGAGACTCAAAGGTTAGCAGAAGTTTTTGGAGTAGATTTTAATGTTCCTGTTTTTCTAAGAAACTACACAAAAGGAGATTATGGATATGATGGCGACACAATTGAAGATATAAGAAGAAAACTACCAGTATATCTAAGAACTCAAAATAGAGCAGTTACAGGTCTTGATTATAAAACCATAACTGATCAATTCACAACTGCTTATCATGGTCAAATTGGAAAATCAAATGCAATTTTAAGAAACCATGGATGTGCCGGAAATGTAATAGATATTTATATTTTAGCCAAAAAAGATTCAGATGACTTACAAGAAGCAAGCCCTGAATTAAAATCAGACTTATCTCAACTTTTAGAAGAAAGTAAAATGATGACCGATTTTGTTTGTATAAAAGATGGAGAGATAATAGAAACAGACGTATCAGTTGAAGTGACTCTCTCTAAAATAAATAAAAAATTTGAATTAGAAATAAGA